GCCAGATGATGCAACATTACCTACTACAGAAGCCTCCACCATAGGGGTCATTGGGTAAGAAAACAAACACTTACCCGTAGGATTCGTACTCAAAACGTTAAAGGTTCCAACGTAAGCAGGTTTTGATGTCAAAAACTTCAAATCCATTTCATCTTGACTCGTTCTAAAATAAAAGTCATCGTAAATTCTACTAAATTGTGCGTGATTATCTAAAACTTCTAACCTAACGGGTTGATCTACGTTGTTAGGAAAATTTCTAAAAGTTGCTATCATTCTATTATCTATAGTGGGTATATTAGGATTGTGAAATCCTGTTAAGTTTCTAACTAAATTTCTACTATAATCTATTATATCTCCAGCTACTGTTTTAAGACCAGTTGCAGCATCATCCAAGATCTTAGTAGGCAATCTCCATAAATTTCGAAGTAAACCTTCTGGTTGATACTTAACTTCATCTTTAGATAACTTCTTTTCTCCACAAGCACATGAAGATGAAACTGAAGCTTTAGTTTTAAATCCCCAAGAATCGGAAAAACCGCATTCAGCTGCCCACGTCATTTGGCCATTTTTAGGCACATAAAAATGTGCCTCTTTAAAGATACAACTAACAGATACAGAAATAGTTGTGGTCGCTCCCGTACCTACAACTAACGGATTTGTTACAAACAAAACTAAATCAAACACATCTGTTCCTAACAAACTAGTATTGATGTTGTAATTATTCACTGTTGAAGTAGCATCATATGTCCTGTACAAAGTACTAGGTGTATACATAGGGCACTCCATACATATAGAAGTTTGTTCTGTAGCGTTCAAAAATACATGAGGCGCAGGCAATATTTGATTCATGTTAAAAATCGCTGGAGTTCCATGAGGGACTGCAGCAACTAATAAACATCCTTGATGCATTCCTGTACCTGACACTTGTAACATAGCACACATGCGCGCTTGATAAAATGTAGCCGCATTAAATGGCACTTTAGCTAATTGATTACTCATAATAGCCGAAGGAAATGGTATCCTCCATAACTCTGTAAATTGGCCAATGGCAGTGGACCAAGGTATTGTCGTCACTAAAAATGGTTTGTCTAATATTTGCTTAAAATCCATTTCCAAATCTTTTGATACACTATTTACAGTTGGTAATTTATCATATATTGATGGTATTTCAACCACTTCTTTAGTTCTTAAAGAAGTTTCATAATTATCATATATTTTATTAATTGTAGTGAAGTTTTTAGTTTATACTCAAAGAATTAAATTATCACTATATTTAACAAATGGAGTTGTTTCTAATAAAATTGCTAAGTACTTCCCTGATTCGAAACTAATCATTATAAGGTTAAAAATTGCAAAGTCGGCAAATTTATAGTCTACTACCATCGACTGGTGATCTTAATAAATCATAAGATCTTGCATAAAAATCATCATAACACCCTGTTTTATATAACTCTACTAAATACCTTTCAGGTAAAATTTTCAAGTTAATACCTCTCTTTTCACAAACATCTTGTAAATAACTCAAATTGGATTCATACAAGTGGTAATGTAAAAATATTTCTCTTTGAAAAGCATTAATTTTGTCTTGCATAACTAACTCCAAATCATCCTTGCTCTTATCAATCCAAGATAACGTACTAAAAACTGTTCTCAAATCCAAAGGGCAAGTTATGGAACCTAATATGGGATGGTATCTAAAATACCTTTTTAGAAAAGTTAACTCGCTCATATCTTGAAATGGAGTCTTGATCTTATTCTTTAACGAATCAGTCATCTCCATCCCTAATGAATTGAAAAATTTTTCCATGGTAATTGCGTTTAAAAAACCCTCATATTTTTTATTAACACATCTATTCAACCTATCATCACCATAAACTGGATCACTAATGTCCATATGAAAGTCAATTGACCTAGGATAATACCCATTATTTTTCATTTCCCTGTGATACCACATAACAGTATAAACTCTATTAACTAAACTATTAAAAATGGCAGTTAACCAACAACCTGAGGGTAATGAATGTGTAAGCATCCATGTATCATCATTTACAACAACTATATTGTATGCAATATTCAACAAAATATTCCTGGCTGCTTGTTTAAGACGACCTTTATATCTTCTTAAAATAACTTCTGCAACCATAGTTTGTACTTGAACTCTCATATTCTTATCATACTTTCCTATATCTCCGCCCCAGCATCTACCACCTTGCATTCGTGAATGCAATTTTGGCCACTCAGAAAAAGGATTTATACCAATCATAATCTCATTAAACCATCTTTCAGATACTATCTTTTTAACCATCTTACCAAAACACATTTTTGTTAAGACTTGCATGGACACTGGACTAACTCTAAAACTTCTGGGTTCCTTCTTTTCTTCATTACGCAACTCGTCTTTCAACGTTTCAAACCACGCAATATCTTCCACATTAATATCCCCTGTAGACAATCTTTCTACAAATGGATAATATAACTCTTTGAAAGCTGATTTAAATTCCCCTTTTTCAAAATCAAAGCAATCTTCTTTATTTTTAATGGGAAATATTCCATTGGAAGACTTCTTGTTAATAGCTGCTAACTCTAAATCACCTTTAACTACTTCATATTCACTTAAATCATCAAAATCCTCAAAATACATCTCTAATACAGAACTGGCAAAATCTAACTCATCCATATCAATAGCTCCTATCGGTTGCCTACTGGGTTTGGATATATCTTTAACTGTGTGATTGCCATACACGCTTAAATTAGCGGGTTTTCTAGTATTCTCAAATGCGCCATACAAAGG